CTAGTCCTGGGGGCATTTCCCCTCCTAGCCTTGTGCTTTTCTAAGGCTTTCTTGTAAGCCTTCTTCTTTGGTTTAATCGTACCACCGTACTCTGCATCCCAACGCGCAGCTATATCAGGATGGTGAATATGCATAAACGCTCGTTGTTTAGCTGAACGATAAGGCATTATGCCGGCATCCCTGGTAGCATAGGCTGGGCGGCAGGATCGGCAGGTGGTAACGGTTGTCCGTCAGGGCCTACAGGGGGTTGACCCATTCCCATCATAGACATCTGATCTATGCCTAATTGCAAAGCCATTTGATGCATAGTTACGTGTTGCTCGAAGATAGCTTGTACCTCCGGAGGCAACATTTCGTATTGCTGAGTCTTACGGAACTTATTATGCTCTACGATATGCAGCTGGTGGTTATCCCAGATGTTAACTGGAATGTCAACACCAATCTGCATCTTAAGGTTCTCACGACCAGCTTGCTTAGTATCGACAAGGATTTCATCGTACATCTTTTCGACTCCACCAAGGTCGAGCATTTTAAGCCCTTCCTCCGGTGGGATAAGCTGATTAGTCATGAGGTCCATGATAAAGGCTCGCTTAGCAGCCTTACTAGTAGCCAACGAACTACCAGTCTCTACCCGAATGTCAGTATTGCCCATAAGGGCACTGCCTTGGAATAACTGAGCATCGAAGGATTGATTAACCCCTGTAGTCTTAACCATACGGGGCTGATCCCAATACTGAATTACGTAGCAGAGGTAGAGTTCCCCGACCTTCTTAACGGCGTCCTCGACGCTATCGGTCGTTGTGCTAAGCTGCGAGTCGTCGGCCTCTTGGAGAGAAGATATCGCTGTCGCCGCAACGACGCTTCCCGGAGCCTCTCCGCGACTAATCTCATGCTGTGCTGAGAGATCATCAAAGTCCCTCTCTAACCTATCCATGTGTTCGCTAATGTAAGCCGGTAACGGAGTAGGTTGTAGTTGAGTTGGAGGACCTAACCCGGGATTGTACTCGATAATCTGTCCAGGCTCAGATGTAATCTTACTAGCCTGAATCGAGCCCTTAGGCGCCATGAACTGTGGACGACCCGTAGTATTCTTATTTTCAACAGTCTGAGAACGGGTACGGTTGTATTCTTTCTGTACGGGAACAATATCCTCAAGAACAGAGGTCCCATAGAAGCCACTCGATAAGATGTGGTTAATCTTAGCGAATGGGTATCTCCCATGATCGTAAGGATACTGTTCCCGCATGTCTACTAGTTGCCCACCAGCTACTAAGATGTAAGCACCAGCAGGGAATTTCGGGTGCATGTTAGGCTTGATCCACATTTCCAGTAACAATACCTCTTCGGTAAAGTTACTAGTCTGATCTGTGAGCTTAAGAAATGCTTCTTCCATAATCTCATAGGAAGCTCTAACGTCAGACTCGAAATTCTTATCCGGCCACTGCTTCTTACACCACTCTACAGGGCGTGTCTGAGCATGAATAATATAAGGCTGCTTCTCGATATCGCGCTGCCTAAGATCAGGCAGGTAAAGATGGAAGATATCGATTTCCTCTACGTCGATATCACCTAAGTACTTGTACTGTCCATACCCACAGAGAGCCGTAGGATTCCAACTACACTTGATATAAGACGTACCGCAAGTACTAGACCACCAAACCGCGTGCTTAAGAACTACTTGGAAGTTTTTCTCTGAGTAACCGGCAGCAAAAATTTGCTCTGCGACTTCGGCCGCAACAATATCTTGGTCCTCGGTACTGTTAGGAACAACTGTCCAATTAGGTTTCTGGCTCGTGAGTTTAGCAATCTCTTTCCTAATAATAGGACGACACTTGTTAATCGTCAGTCTAACACGCCAGGGAGGAGCGGGTGGAACATACAGCTTATATCCAGACGTAGCTGCTGTGGACCTAACCCACTGCACCCACTGGCGACCGTGGTAAAACGCCAAGTTAAGATACCATTGACGCTCGTTACCCCATCGTTGACGCTTACACTTATCCCACTCACCCTTAACCCAGGCAGCGAGTTGTGCGTCTCGGTTAGACCGTTGCCTCTGCTCTAAAAAGCTAGTAATTTGAGAGACGCCGGGTAAACCGTTAACCGGGGACGATACCGTCGGTGTAGACATACTGTTCCTTATCTAACGGCTGACCAGTCTGTTCCGCATAAGCGTTCCAGTCAGTATCAAAGCCTGGCGCTTGGTAAGTGTCAGAGGCCGAGGGCTGCGGCGAGCTTGTCGCCTGTATCTGAGCGAAGGTCTCCGGATTCCTGCTTATCAGTAGATTGGTTAACCTCTGAACTTCCAGGTCCCTCTCCGCTATCTGATTCCTCAGATACTCCACTTCGCTCTGATCCCGTAAGAGTGTCTGATGTTTCAGTATCCTCTTCCGATTCCTCGTCTCCGCTAACGTCCTCAGTCCCGCTAACATCGTCGACGCTAATTGCGGGCTCTTCCACGCTAGTAACGAGAGAGGCAGCGAAATCGCCAGTAACGAGCTGACCGTAGTCTCGGTATCCATCGACAACCTTCTTTAAGCCGAGATTCTCCTGCCTAAGCTTAGACAGGTCTGCTAGAGCGTTAGTTAAGTCACGCTCCATACCTTCATATTCAGCAGGACTGATAGCTCCAAAGATCCGCGCTACCTGTAGGGCACAGTCACTGCAAATGTAAACTGATCCATACCAGTCAATGTCCGCTTGTAAGTCAACCATTCCTGGCGTTAAAGCGGGACCATTAGCAGAGGGTTCAGCTAAATTACCATTATCAGTTTTGCGGCAGCCTACACACTCGTTAGGAGTATTATAGACTACCGCTAACTGATACTTCAAGCGCGGATCGACGGTAGTCACTTGTCTCCACTGAGAGCCTTATCAAGCTCACTCTCAGTATCTTCTTCGGAGTCATCTGACTCGCCAGTACCACTAGCAGCCACAGCCGCTGTAAGTCCAGCAGCTAAAGCGTTTCCAAGCTTAACGTTAGCGTCGTACACATCGGCGTCACGCACACCGCTAGCCTTATCATCGGCAACTGCCTGAGCAAACGCCTCGTTATGCTCAGTGTCATCCGGTAAAGTCTGCGGATACGTAGTGTCACCCTTAGTGCTTGCGTTAACCTTGTGCTCTTCATCGTGCGCAGCACTAGTACCGTGCGAATCGTGCCGACCCTTAGCACCGTACTCACGCATCGACTGAGAGCCCCAGACCTGATCCTCTTCCGGAATGCGTTCCTTGAGGAAAGCATCTAAACTAGCCCATCGCGGTTTACGGCTTTCCTGACGAGCCCGGTCTACCTCTTGCTCGTACGTAGCCTTATCCACCGCGGTAACAATGTAACCCATCGGTAAACCTCCTGGTCGGGCACGCAGAACGGCCCCTTCGATGCCATAAGACTATCGAAGGGGCCGCTATTCTGTCAAGCCAATCGCTTAAGTATTTTTCTTATCGGTAAACCACGAACCCGAAAAACAGGATCGGAGCGAAAAGCGTAGACGTGATGAACATAAGCGCAATGCCTGTGTAAACTAAGAGTCTAAAATTAACTTCTTTACGACGTCTACGTACCCAATGGCCACAACCAGCCATAGTACATCCACCACACAGCCCACCTTGCATAGTATAGTGGTCTTTGTGTTTAAATTCGTAATACCTCGGCCATACCATTACCATTCACCTACTGGCTCTGTAGTCCACTCTGTCTTACTATCGAAGTTATCGTACTCTCCCCAACCCCCTGCTCGCTGGTTAGGATTAAGCTTAGCTGCTAGCTCATGGTCGATCTGATTTTCAGGTTTCGCGTAAACCTTAGAAGCTCCTACAGGGCTAACCTGAATGGGAGTCTCTATCTTAATTAAGTCCTTAACTAACTGCTCAAAGTTAGGAAACGCCATAGCGCAGTAACGTAGACTGTCCATAGCGTGATCGTCTTTCTTACGCGGAGTCTCCTTCTTGTTATGCTGACGCTCCGCACCTTTCTGAATCCACTCAGCCCAACGGTAACGGCCGGCTTCCCAAATGGTTTTCTCACAACGTTGGTAAACTGACCAAAAGGACCTTAAGTCTCCAGTAACCGGGTCCTGCCAGATAGGCTTCATAAAAGCCTTTACTCTGTCGATTCCGGTTTCCACGTCGTTAAGGCCAGGGGACGCATTGATAAGGATACCAAATTTGGAGTATTCTTCGAGAATTGAAGTCTTAGTGATCGGGTCTGTATTTCTAATGGATGGGTCGCCAACGTAAAAGTCAGGCTGCCGTCCGATTCTTCTGTTGATTTCAAGGACTTTAAGGGCATGTTCTCGAACAACAAGTCCCTTCTGGTACCATTCCCAGAAAGTAACGAGTCGCCCGGTAGGTAAAATAGCGTGCCAGAGCCAAGCAGTGGGGTTAGTAAATCCATGATCTAAACTCGCAATAATTGTAGCGTTACTTAAGTCTGGCAACTCACCTTGATGGTGCTTAATAACGTGAGTATCTCGGTCGAACTCCTTATAGATAAGACCTGTCTTAGCTACGTACTCACCTTCAACTCGGGTATCTGCCCCACCTTCACGTTTACCTAAGATTGCTCGGAGTACGTCTACCTCTTCGTCCTCAATCCAAGGGTTATCTGCTGTGCTAGCTGTAACCACTACGACTGTGAACGGAGCCTCACCCTTAAGTGCAGGCTCGTAAAGATCATCGAAGGTCCAAGTCATACCGTCAACAGGAGTTAAAGTGAACCAGGCACGTCCTCCGGTATCTGTAAGACGTGCCATATTTTCATCGTAAACTTCTTCTGGCGGCTCTTCATCAAAATGAACAAAATGCCGTGAAGTTCCCGCGTGCTTATTGAGTTGTTGATCATAAGATCGGAGTTCGATAAATCCTTCGTTAGCGAAATTAAGAGTTCGTTCCTCTGCGTCCCAGGCACTATCCCAAGTGCCCCCTCTAAGCTCACTAGGAGGAATCCAGCGTTTAAGGGCGGGGATGATAATGCCTTGGCCGCCATTAATAAAGTCCGTTGTGCAAATGCGGCCCCTAATAGGCTCGGGCCAGATAGCGTTAATGTCAATATAGGGGTGCGTCTTAGTGACCCACCATATATCTTCCACAATTCCGCCGACCGTCTTGCCAGATCGGTTACCTCCGACATAAAACCTCACCTTAGCTATGTATGACTTATTGAGAATCCGGTTATGGATCACCATGTCGATACGGCCGAGTTTAGCTAGGTTAACTCCATGCTCCATACCAGTACCCCAAGGCTCTACAGGGAGGGTGTCTGAGCAATGGAATCTAGCTTGCTTAATGTTATGCCGGTATCCTAAGATGTTCGGCTCTATGGCAAGCTTATTTAGACGCTCAGCAATGAGTAACTTGCCGGTGTCTAACTTAAACTCTTCGGGCTTTTTACGAGGCATAGTTATAAATCCAAATACGTCCGCTACCAAGAACTCTTGTTACACGGTAAGTACAGGCAATCACTGAGGGTACAGTAGGGTCTACTCCTTCAACCCTAGTATCCGTTGCAGAGATAGGTAACGGAAGGCGCCTTGTTTTAGGAGGAAGTTTATCATCCTCATTGACCTCTAATACGTCTATCCTACCATCATGAGGTCCGCCGTAATATTTTAATTCAACCTTCATACTACCAAGCTCCGTTAATTACGAACTTACGACTAGCAATTTGAGGACCTGGAATCTGAGGCACAATCGTAGTAGCTAAACCGGCAGAGTCAATCTTCTGCGGGTGTCGGCGTACGACCTTAAAGAACGTAATGTGTCGTCCGTTGTTAATGGTAAGGTTCCCACCGGAGTTCTGAAAGGATTGTATCTTCCACTGGTGTCCTACTGACATCTGAATTCCCATCATAAAGTCCCAGGCTCTATACGGATCAGTAGCCGTAGATAGGTTTTCAGCTGTCTGAGTTACTGCACCGTCCTCCATGATACGGACACCTCGCTTACCTGTAGCGTTAGCAGCGAAGGTCACCCGAGCAGTAATGTCAGCAACGTGTTCCTTAAGGACAACAAAAGTCTGAGAGTCGATCTTGGCGTAGAATTCCTTATCCCAAAACTTGTAAGCCTGGAAGCTAGTGTCTACGTAGTTGCCGGCAGAGTTATGCGAACCGTCTGTGTCTTTATACAGCCATAGTCCGATAAGCCGGTGGGAATGGTCACCTGGCGCGGCTTGGTTATTTCCAGGACCTAAAGAGTGGTGTTTAGCTTGAGCACCGGAATCAGTATCCGCCGAGTTATGTAACGCACGAACCTTCTCAGCATCCCACTCTAGGTCTTTACGCTTACGGTCCTTGTCACCCTTACCTTTACTATCCTGCTTATTGGAAGGATGGTAAACGTGAGGTACTTGGTGAGGGACTTGACCTAGCGGACCCTTACCACTAGAACTAGACTCAGGCATTAGTAGCCCCTAGGTAACTCGGGAGGTCCCGCGCTGACCCCAGAGTGGAGAATCTGGATACCGGAACGGTTAACACTATTGATAATCTGCTGACCGATACGTTGCGCGTCCTCAGGGGTTAAGTTAGCGATGAGGATGTCGATGATTTGGTTAACCATCAGCTGGAAGTTAACTACTTGCGGGTCCTGTGGACGGTAACGACCAGTCTTTTCGTTAAAATACTTGATGGACTGGATGTCACCAGCACGTACGTTATCCCCGAGTGCTCTATCAGCATCTACAGCAAGGGAGGCTTCTAGCTTAGAGGCGCGGGCTGCGTAGTATTCTCTAAAGACTGGATCGGCGTTCCATACTTGGAACTCTTCCTTGGACACGCCGGCATCTGATAACTTTTTGTGATCTGGCGTAAGGTCGTTAACGTTGAGTAAGGAGTTAACCAGTTGTAATTGGCGGCCGGTAAGAAGTGGTGCCGGCGCACCTTCGTTACCCTCGTCTGGCGTGGCGCTATCAGGTAATCTAACAGGAATAGACCTGGCTGCCAAAGCCTGACGTATTGGAGGGTAAGTCCAGTACTCTCTCCATTGCGCTTCGGAGATTGTAAGGTGTTCACAAGTAATATCATAGTCAGGAAGTCTTTCGTGGAGCATGTAGTATTGCTCGACCCATAGGATGAACCCTAACTGGTGCTCGTTAATCCGAGTGTCTTTGTCTAACTGCTCGGATGTCCACTTAGCATCTGTCTTGGGCTTAAACTTAGCGTTTGTCATATAAGTGTCTCCACATCACGTTAGCTTCCCGAAGGTCGATAATGTGCTGCGTCTCAAAACCGGTATCCCTTAACCATTCTCGTAACTGCTCGGGGACCTCGAACGTTTTACCCGCTTCAAATCTACGGACGGTAGAGGGATGTAAGCAGAAGGCAGTACAAAACCCGAGGATACTTTGACCGTAACCACTTTGAGTACGGTGCCACGTAAGAGGGTGCGACTCCACTTTGGGGATGTACGGGTAGTGGAACGCAAAGGGTTGGACGGTTTGAGAGTACTTACGGTACGCCGTAACGTATTCGCTGTACTCAGCTTGCAAACGTCCTGCCGTATAACGAGGGTCCAAACGTTCGAGCGCATGAACCATTGCACCTGGTATCTTACGATAAGTACCTTGCTCTGTTCGGACGACGGTCTTATCGCTAACGCCAGCACGGCTAGCAAAAGTACTAACACCCAAGTCATAAGATAACCTTAAGCTCTTGACGATGTTGGTCGGGACGGGTGTCAAGTCATCCCCGGACCCGGCGGGAACGTCCACCGCCTCTGACCTGCTCATATATAGAGTATGACAGACACTTGACTCCGAGTCAAGTCCGTAGTAGTATTATTTAAGAAAGGAGGTAAGAAATGTCTCAGCTCAGTAACCCTAAAGGTTTAGAGGGTGACAGTCGGGACCGTTTACGAGCCTTAGCCTACAGGGGCGAAAGGGTAGCTGGGCGGTTCGTGTTAGAGGGTGAGGACGCTCACTATCTTAAGGTTATCGCAGCAGAGCGTAACATGACTGTGGATGCCCTTGTTAAACAGTTCGCTATTGAAGGCTTGTGGCGAGCCCGTACATTTAAGGAGCTATAGCTATGATGTGCTATGAGTGCTTACAAAGCTTGAATAACCCACCTATGAGTGATAGCGATTACCTGTTAATGAAGGGGGATGTTAACTTAGGTGTCATCGTAGTTACACATGCTAACGGGTATGCTATCTGCACTATGCACGCACAAGGATATGAGTGGGATAAAGATAACAAGGTGTGGAAACTCAAAGAGCCATATGGAGGCAAGGTGAGTAAAGGGTAAGTTAAGGAAAAATAAAGGAAATGACGTACTAAGCTGGGGGAGGTAGGTTCGCTACGCTCATGGTACCGCACCCTGATTTAACTTGCAAGATGTGTCTCAGTATGTGATACGACGTTAACCGGATGTTGATACAGAGTTGACACCCCGTCGAATCCCTGCTAGAGAAAGTTCCTAAGAATGTCAGACAGATCGGCACTACCCCTTGCATGGTGTCAACGTAGAGGGTAGCGTTAGCACTAGGTCCAGCACGGTGCTGGGCCGGAGAGGACAGCATGACCGAGCAGACCAACGTCACGCCCGACGCCGAGGATGAGCAGGCTACGGCTGACGTTACCGAAGAGCAGGCTACCGATGAGCAGGCTATCGACGCCGACGTTACCGACGCCGAAGAGGGTAGCGAGGATGAGGCTACCGACGAGGACGCTAACGAGGACGAGGCTAGCGAGCCTGGTCCTGTCGAAGAGCAAGAGTGGTATGACGATGTCTTTGACATCCTGTTCACTCGTGCGCTTAAGCTTGCGACTGCCGTTAACGATGAGGTCGCGTACCTTAACGCTAACTCCAGTGACCTGCTGACCGTTGTCGAGAGTGTCGAGCAGGACAACAGCGACGACAAGGTCAAGGCAGCTAACGACCGGATCGAAGAGCTTAAGTCCGAAGTCCTTAAGCTTGAGTCGCTTCGCCGCGACTACGCGATGGGCAAGGCTAAGGCGCTTATCGCAGAGCGTAAGGATGACGACACGATCAAGGCTCACACTGAGACGCACGCTAAGGCGCGTACCGCGTGGCGCGATTACGTCAAGGTCTTCAAGTCTAACTACCCGGGCGCCGACCTTACGCCGTATCTTCCCGAGGTCAAGAACCTTAGCCGCTCCGGCGGTAAGGGTAAGGGTGAGGGTGGCCAGCGGTTGCGCGGCTTCGTTCTCTGGACAGTCGATGGCACCAAGGTCGGCACGACTAGCAAGGGTGTGTTTAACAGCACCGCTAGCGATGCCGCTAAGGCAGCCGGTATCGACCTGTCCGAGCTTCAGAACGAATACAAGCGTATCAACGGCGATGACTCTAAGTCCTGGCCGCGCGTCAGTAACTTTGAGTTCAAGGGTCACACGTTCTCCGCGCAGCGCGAGGACAAGGACGCGGCTAAGACTAGCGCCGATGTCAGCCCCGCGAACGTCGAGAGCACGAACGGGCAGGCTACCAGCTAATAGGGTAGCCTAACCTAAGACGAAGCCCCGTCGGTCTAACCGGCGGGGCTTTGTCATGCCCGCGTGAAACCGGGTGGAAAAGCAGCTTAGCAGGACTGTGTTAAGTTAAGTGTATGGAACGCCAGTACACCCCTCCCTTATCCGTAACCCAATTTCACGCCTCTTAAGTCTTTAGTCTTTGCCTACGATATGCTCTGTAACGGCCTACTACGTAGAGCCGATTGACAGTTACAGAGCCATATTCGTAACCCTGCTGTCACCACATTAGCGATCTCTAGTCACTGTCGAACATGCTGTCAGTACCCCAAAACAGGCTCTGACCTGCACGTTTGGCGGAGACTGTCATTCCGTGCTACTGTCACTGTCACCGAGTTGTCATTGCCGTTAACCGTTTCCCATTCCTAAGTAGCTCTAGACCTTCAAGTAAATACAACTTGAAAATGGCACTCGACACCTACGCTCAACTGTCACTTGTGTCATATACCCGTTAACATCGTGTCAATCGATAAGGAGCGCACAATGCCCAGGTTAAGCAGAGAATTTACACTTAAGCGTCAAGAATTAGTTATTCAGTGCTTAGATGACAAAGGTAACCTACCTGTTGAGACTATCGCTGAGATGTTACAGGAGCACCCGCAGTCTATTAGGCGCACACTCAGAGAATTACGGGAGGCCGGTACAGTACTGCCAGTTAAGAAGGTAGGACAGACAGTTTATTGGGGTCTTAAAGGGCGGTCCGTAATTCCTTCGTTGCTTGGTACTGACTCATACGTGCCTTACTCTGATGTTATGCGGATAGCTCTCGACCGCGGGGTACTGTTCGGCTTCCCGCAAGGTAAAATGGAGGCGGTCCTTGCATACCTTTATGCGCAGCCGATTATCGCTGCTGTAGGAGGTGAGATTAAACACCGCGAATTAGATTACATGCTCGGACAAGTCGATGAGGTTATCCAGTTAATCGATGACATGCGGACTAGGTTAGTTGATTATAAGAAGCGCATCCATACTGATAGCGTTGCTGAATTTGAAGCCTGGGCTAACGATGCACGTTATGACCGGGAGCTAGCACTGTCCGCATTCATTAAGTTCGTACCTGACGAGGTTGTTAACCACCACAACTACAGGGAAGCGTTTAGGTTAGGTGCTGGCGGGTCTATGGCCGGTGGAATTGCTACGGATAGTGATGAGTCGGATAGTTAAAACAAATATAAAGAAAACTGCTTAAACAGTTGACACCGGCATAAGACAAGCGTAGAATAGGTAGTGAATCGGGACCTCATCCCAAGCCGGTCCCTTACTCCTAGTGAGTCCCGTCACTTACCCTCTAACCTCCTCCGCTGTTGGTCTGGGGTAAGTGGCGGAACCTACTAAGGGTAGTAGGTCTAACGAAAGGCCGTATCATGGCAATCAAAGAGAGGGCCAGAGTTCTGTGGAACCGTTGCCTAGTCTGCGGCACTCCCACTAAGTACCACCAGCCCTACTGTTCACCTACCTGCAAAGAGAAAGGCCGTATCAATGGGGATCGTAAACGTTAACCCTCGCATGGACGACATCCTCTCTGAAGAGTACGACGCGATGACCGAGGACGCTAAGCTTGTCCCCGTTCGTAAGGAACGCCCACTCTCTAAGCACACGTTGCTTAACCACATGTCCGCGGATAACCTCCGCCGTCTCACCGCTAAGATCATCAGTAAGCCTGACCTCACTGATGCTGAGCGTAGGCTTGGCGACTACGTGATGGACGTTATCGCCTAGGAGCTAGCATGGCTAGTAACATGGACAGAGAATGGACTTACGATCCTGATGAGTTCATCTCTCAGGACGAAGAAGATAGCGATATCGCTAGGCAAGAAGAAGGGCCGGTGGAAAATGCCAGATCCTAAAGGTTATCCTCCGCGGCCACCTAGGCCGCCTGGACCGTTACATCCACGTGATCCTAAGAAACCTCCGATCACACCGAGACCAGTACCTCCCAAGAAATAACAAGTATAAGCCCCGATGGTTCACTGCCTACGCGGTGCAGGGTTCGATTCCCTGTAGGGGCACGCGTTGGAGTTAAGGAGGCTGTTAACCATGACTGACATGGAGTTCCACGCTAAGCTTCCCGAGTTACCTACTCAGGAAGAACTACCATCCTGGATAACCTCACCGATTAACGAAGCGGTGGGGTTTGATCGCTATGCAGAAACGGATTTTGCAGACACTGATCTTAACGGACTCAACCTTGAGCTTATGATGCTTGAGTCTAAGCTCAGTCAGTTTAACAGCGATGTTAAAGACATCGATCAAGCTAGCAAGGAAGCTCAAGAGGCTAAGGAGCGCCTTGCTAAGTTCTATGAAAACATGGCGCTTAAGGTGCGGCGTTTAGAGCAGCGGGCTCTCAACATTAAGCAGTCCGCTCAGCCGAAGCTAAACGCACTCGAAGAGCGTAAGGACATGATCGAGAAGGCTATTCGTTTACGCGAAGCGGCCGCTCGTCAGCAAGCAGAGCTTGATAAGATGCTTGCTAAGTTCGCTGAGATTACAGCTAAGATGCCTTGGAAGGACATCGCTAAGCCTCACCAGCTAGAGGGTGCTCAGCGCATGACCTTTAATAAGAGCATGATTCTTGCTGATGACGTCGGTCTTGGTAAGACTCTTACCTCTATCATGACGTGTGCATACATTAAGGCTAAGACAGCAGAGGGAGATAATGACGACCCGTTTGCTTTTGCCCTTGGCAATTTTAATCAGCCTCCTTCCGGGCGTCGCATACTCTATCTTGTGCCTGCTGCTCTAGACACTAACATCCGTAAAGAGTACAAGAAGTGGACCGAAACTAACCCTGTGTTCTTGTCCAAGGTTAATCGTAACGGTCGGCGTATCATGTTGGATGCGCTTAAAGAGGGCAAGCCTGACTGTGTGGTCATTGTTAACCATGAGGCATGGCGTCGGGATAAGCTATTGATCAATGACCTTATCGAGATGGAGTTCGATACGGTTATCATCGACGAGGCACACATGGTTAAAGAGCGTAAGTCGATTGCCTACAGGGGCATCAACCACCTTATCCACACTAAGGATTTTGTGGAAGAGGACAAGGACTCTAAGGACAACGGTGACTGTACGTATTCTCCGGTTATGCGTAAGCCCGATGGTTCTGAGTACCTTAAGCCACGTTACGTGTTCCCGATGACGGGTACGCCTGTCCTTAACAGGCCACAAGAGCTATTCACTTTGCTTACGTTGGTTGATCCTGTTAACTTTCCAGCTACGCCAGCCGGTGAATCTGCTTACCTACGTATGTACTGTCAGCAGGACCCGTGGTCAGGTCGTTGGTTCTTTGCTGAAGGTCAGCTTGATAAGCTTGCTGAGTCTATCAGTAACCTCTACCTTAGGCGTACGCTTAAGGATGCAGGGATTAAGCTTCCGCCCCAGGATATCCAGTACCATGAGCTAGACATCGATGAGGAAGAATATCCTGAGCAGGCACAGGCACGTCAAGACATGCGCGAGTACGCTGCGCTTATGCTTGACCCTGACTCACCTGTTGCTATGGCTAGTAACGCACTGGTCGTTAGGCTACGTCTCCGTCAGATTGAGACGTTGCCTAGTGGTATTAAATTCCTCCGAGCTAACGACTTCGGTGAGCTAGTTAACGATAGCTTCAACGTTGACGAGAGTCAGAAGCTAGACTACATCATTAAGAAGAACGGTGGTAACGAATACTCCGGTCTGCTTATGGAGGTCTGCCCCTCTCAGCGTACTGTTATCTACTCACAGTTTACTGAGCCGCTCGAAGAGCTTTACCGTCGAGCTACCGATGCTGGTCTGCGCGCTGTCATCCTTGACGGTAAGACTGGTAAGCGTTACGGCGATCCGCGTGATCTGGCTGAGCAAATTAAGATAGACGTTGACCGTTACTACGTTGAGAAGAATAACAGCGTGTATAAGTACGACGTTGTCCTTGCTAACTATCGTGTTGGTGGTACTGGTCTTAACTACACTGACTTTACGCAGACAATCATCTGCGATGAGGAATGGAACCCGGGTAAGAGGGACCAGGCTTACGGTCGTACTAACCGGATGGGCCAGACCGAGGAAACAACCGTTCACGTAATCCGCATGAAGCAGACTATCGATAACTGGATGGCTGAGCTTATCGCTGGCAAGGAGGACATGGTTAACAAGTTCAATACTAAGAATGCTCTGCGCGAAGCATTGCGTAAGGGCGAAATCTAAGAAAGGCCGTAGTTATGGGATTCAAGCAAGAACCTATGGAGCACCAAGGCTACCACTACCCGTTTAGCAAGGGCACGATGGGTCCGGTGGAAAAACGCCCCATTGTCATGCCTGTCTTCGTCTCTATCTGTATTATCCTGTTAGGCCTACTTAACCTTATTCTAGCAGATAAGCTGTCTAACACAGTAGACGTTCCTAAGTGTCAAGAGGATGAGACTTACCTTAAGGGTAGTGGTGACTACTCTAACGGACACTTCGAGACTTACGTATGTGTCCACCCAGATAACTTGAAGGGAGGGTCATAATGTTTACTATGGCAATCGCAGCCAATTTTATGCCGCATGTTATGGATGCGGAAATGTGGATTCTAAGTCACGGACTGAGACTGGACATCGTAGCTCCGATCGTGAAGCTCTTTATCTTTTGGAGTTAGCCTATGAACACGGCAACGCTGGTAAGTGAGCTTTATTTGCCATACGATGTCCCTGTAGTAAAGCAGTTAGAAGCAGAGAAAGGCCGTACGGTGAACCCCCGAGCTATTAACGTCGGGCCTTTCATCGTTATCAGACAGACTGAGTGCATAACCTGTACAGACATTCGAGTGCGTAAGATTCAGTGTCGTAAGTGTCCTTCTATGGTGGGCGGGGAAGCCCTCCAAGAGAATCACTGGACGGTGTATGCACCTAACCTACCCGATGCGTTGATTAAGGCCGGAGCACATATCGAAGCTTGCCATACTAATGGGAGCAGCGATGAACTCTAAATCATCATACACACTACCTGACAACCAAGTTTACCTAAACTTTGTTGCTATAGCCTGGAACTTGTACTATCATTGTCCAGACTGTTCAGCTTGTTTGGGTTACAACATCCAACTCTCTAATCACATCATAAGAAAGGCCAAAGAGTATGAGCAAGAGCGAATCGCAAGCGAGCGTGTTAGACGTATATCTCGCAACTTACGGATACGTGGATTCTACAGGGATGATTCGTGGGATGAGTTCGGAGGCACTTGGTGAGCTTAAGCAGTTCACTCAGTGGTTAGAGCTTAGGTTCAACATCGAGAACAAATTTGAGCTTCCTATTGAAGAGGGTCCGGACTTTATCGTCGATCCTACTAAGGGCACTAAGGATCAGCCTATTGTGTGGTCCTGGCGTGAACTTAGGGCTGCTAGCTCTCATGAAATTTCTCAGCTTAACCACGTCCACGTTGCTGACTCAGCTAATGTGTGGTGTGTTAAAGATCGATGGGCTAGTTGTTCAGGCAAACCTGTTGAGATTACGGAATTGCTATGAGCGCCGAACACTTCGAGGTTGAACCTATCACCACACCTGATTATGTTATTCAACTTCGTAATCTTCTTGACGAGAAAGAAGAACGTCTTGAAGTAGTTGAGAAAAAGTGGCACAATGCCAAGTCCGTTCTCGGCAGTATCAATAAGGAACGAGAGGATCTTACTCAACTTTGTGACAGCATTACTGAGACACTTGAAGCGTTAGGCTTTAAACCGTGATCGACCTACTCGTAACAGTCGCTGATTTCATAGACAAGGAACCTATCCTTGCCTTGGCTTTGTTCGGCTGGATCATTCTCGTTATCATGGAAGTGTGGTATTGGATCAATGCATATCGACGCCGTCACCGTAAGCGTCGCTTTCGTTAGCGTCTGCTTGGTGCTGCTATCTCTCGTGGCTTAACGCCGAAGGAGGCCACTATAATGTCAGAAACAATAGGATTTACCGGTTCTCGTTATGGGATGAGTGCTCAACAATCAATGATTGTTGAGAAGTTGTTAGAGGATTTTGATAACTTCAATAACAATATCACCACAGCACATAACGGTGGTTGTGTAGGCGCTGACGAACAATTTGAAGCTATGTGTGATAAGCTACAAATTCCTTCTGTTCGCTGGCCTGCTAATGATGTTCAAATGAAATGGGTTAGTAGAAAAGAACCCAAGCCTAACACAACTATCATGAAAGCTACACCTCATGACGAGCGTAACGCACGAATCGTTTACAATTCCACAAGACTTATCGCTACTCCTAACAGTGCCTTCCATCCTCGTTCGGGTACGTGGCAGACTATTCACAAAGCTATTGATGAGGGTAGACGTGTCTACATTGTTCTAGTTAATGGGATGGTAGATGTAAGGTGATTATTAGCTGTGAGTCTGAGGACTGCCTAGACTCTACCGAGGTAAGCGATCCTATCAACAAGGATATGGAGGAAGTCTTACAGATCATTAAGGAACTCGAAGATAAAGGTTGGGGCGTCCTTCAAGACCCAGCTAATATCTACTGTTTCTGTCCTGAACATAAGAGCCTAGCTATCGCTGGTCAAGCTTTACTTGACGCACTTAATA